GCTGTTTCTATCGCTGGTACTATTTTGTTAACTGAATGTACTATGGTTGAAAAACCAAAAGAAAAGAGTGAAGAGTCACTTGGAGGAATGCCTGGAATGTTTTAAATTTAGGTAATGTCTGAGTTTGAAACTGTTGAACAAAAACAACTCATTGCGAAGAGAGTCCCTCCTGGCGACAGGTGGGCTCTCACCAATGAGCCTGATACTGTAATCTCTTCCCTTACAGAAACTTTGGAAGTGTATTTCCAAAAAACTAAATTTAATAAAGCATTTTATCTTGATCCTATTGGTGGTGCTTTATATTCTGTGGATAGAGTAGAAATAGAAATTAAACCTGAACCAATTAAAACATTTGACTTTTACGGAGATGGCTATCAATAATACACTTTGGGTTGAAAAATATCGTCCTGATATTTTAGAAAATTATGTTGGAAATGAAAATCTAAAAGAAACCATTTCCAAGTATATTGAACAAAATGACATACAGAACTTAATTTTCTATGGACCCGCTGGTACAGGTAAGACAACCTTAGCTAAACTCTTAGTTAAGAATATTAACTGTGATTTTATTTATATCAACGCCTCAGATGAAAGAGGAATTGAAACCATCAGAGACAAAGTATCAGGATTTGCTAGTACAATGTCTTTCAAACCACTTAAAGTAGTTATTTTAGATGAGGCTGATTTCTTGACTATCCAAGCCCAAGCCTCACTTCGAAATGTTATTGAAACATTTTCTAAAAGTACTAGGTTTATTCTTACCTGTAACTATATAGAGCGTATTATTGATCCACTTCAATCTCGTTGCCAAACACTTAAAATTGTACCTCCTAGTAAAGCAGATGTAGCTAGACACCTTTGTAAAGTCTTGGGTCAAGAGAATGTTAATTATGATACTGATAGTGTAGTTAACATTGTTAAAAAACAATACCCAGATGTTCGAAAGATGTTAAACATCTGTCAAATGTCATCTAAAAAAGGTGAGTTAGTTGTTGATTCTCAAACTTTAGTATCAAGTAATTACATTGATCAAATTATTGAGTTATTACCTAATAATAAGTCTTTCAAACAAATTAGACAAATAATTGCTGATTCTAATGTAGATGATTTTGAAGCCCTATATAAGGCGCTTTATGAGAGAATAGATGAGTACACAACACGAGATGCTGAGGCTATAATTATTATTGAAGAATATCTTTATCATGCTAATTTTAGAATTGATAAAGAAATAAATGTTATGGCTTGCATAGCTAAATTATTAACTCTTACAGGCAAAAAGGTTTTATGAAAGAGATAATAGAGTTTGGAGATCGAAAATTTCTTTTATATCGTACGATAAGAGAGTTTGAAAAATTAGAACCTAACACCTTAAAAGAATATTGGTACTGTGATACAGTATTGAAAAAAGAAGATATATATTACTTTTGCAACGAAATTAAAGACATAGAATATGAAGAAATCGGAAACCGAAATGAGGATGCAACCTCAAATTGATCTTAAAAAAACTACAGCTGTAACAACTGAATCTGGAAGTGATATCTGGCAGCAAGGAGTCATTCTAAGACGAGTATCACGTTTTATTACTAACAGCTCTGAAGATGGGATTCTCCCAATCCCAGTTTTCTATGATGGGACCACTGGAAAAATTTTGAAGGACACACTACCTCCTGATTTGAGAGACGAATATGACACTATTTGATTGGTTAAAGGAATTAACAGGTAGTAAACGTGATTGGGATTCCTTCTCTGATAAAGAGAGGGAATCCTTTAACCCGTATATGGTTAATCGTTTCCTATCAATGCATCAACCTTTTATTGAATTAGTTAATTATGTTCAAACTATTCCTTATACTGATAAGGAAAAATATTATAAAGTATATTGTGGTTTACTCCCCAAACAAAATGTTTGGCTTAAATATGTTAAATCAAGTATGAAACAACCAACTTCTGATCTTGTAGAAGCTATAGCTAAAATTTATGAGTGTTCTACCCGTGAAGCTGCTAACACTGTAATAGTATTAGATAATTCTGATTTGGAAGATATACTTTATAAAGCAGGTTATCAAGATAAAGAAATAGTTAAAATGTTTAAATAATGGATAGTATAGTAAAATCAATAATAAATCAATTTACAACCCGAGCAGAAGCAGGTGAAACTAAATATGGTGTAAACATGGACCGAAATGATTTATCATTTCAAGAATGGATTACTCATATGAAACAAGAACTAATGGATGCTATCATCTATTTAGAAAAAATAGAAAAACTATATGGCGAAAAAGACAAAGCCACAAATACTAAGTGAGATAAAAACAAAACAATTACCTGAGGTAAACTACGCTTACCATAAGGTAATTTCCTACTCCCAGATCTCTATGTTTCAGAATTGTCCCCATAAATGGGCACTTCAGTATAGAGATGGACATTATGATGAATCTCCTTCTATTCATTTTACATTTGGTACTGCTATGCATGAAACCATTCAAGAATGGCTTACCATTATGTATGAAGAATCAGCAGCTAAAGCTGATTCTATTAATTTAGAGGAACTTTTTCAAAGTAAGTTTATAAGTTTATATCAAGAAGAATTTAAAAAGAACTCTAACACCCACTATTCTTCACCTGAACAATTAAGAGAATTTTTTGAAGATGGAGTAGCTATACTTGATTTCTTAAAAAAGAAACGAAATCTATACTTTAAGAAAAAAGAATGGCATTTAGTAGGAGTAGAATTACCTATCCTAATAGAATTAGGTAAAAATATTATATATAAGGGTTATATTGACTTAGTTTTATATGATGAAAAGAATGATAAGTTCTATGTTTATGATATAAAAACTTCAACTAAAGGATGGGGTGATAAGGAAAAGAAAGATGAGACTAAACAAATGCAACTTGTCTTTTATAAAAAATTTCTTAATGAGTTATATGGAGTACCTCTTGACAATATTGAAGTGGAATTCTTTATCTTACGCCGTAAAATATGGGAAAATACCGACTATAATATAGCTCGTATACAACAATATAAACCTGCGGCAGGCCGTAATAAATTAAATAAAGCTAAGAAAATAATAGAAGATTTTATTAATGATTGTTTTGATTCTAAAGGAAAACCATTAACTAAAGAACATAACAAAATAGTATCTAAAAGTTGTCAATATTGTCCATTTAATAGTAAAAAAGAGCTTTGCAACAAGTTGCACTCTTAACACCTCCCAATATATTTATATACATAAATACTAAAAATTAATAAGTCATGTCAGATAAAGTTTTAACAAGTGTTAAGATACAACCCGAACTCTTTGAAGAGTTTAAGGTTGCTTGTGTGAGGCATAAATTCTCATTACAAAAGCTTGCCGATCGATGTATTCATTTATATCTTACGGATGAGGATTTTAGAAAAAAAGTTCACAATCATAATAATTTAGAAATATGAAACCAGGTTATATTCCAAGAGAAAAACGTAAAAAAATTCTCCTAATGTGTGATGACATTAGGACACATTCCGGTATAGGAACAGTAGCTAAAGAAATTGTAATCCACACAGCCCATCGTTTTAATTGGGTGAATGTTGGAGCTGCTATTAATCACCCAGATGCAGGTAAAAGATTTGATTTAAGCCAAAACACAGGTGAATTGGCAGGTGTTAATGATGCTTCAATTGTTTTATACCCAAGTAATGGATATGGATCTCCGGATTTGATTAGACAATTAATGGATATAGAAAAACCAGATGCTATATTCATTATCACAGACCCTAGATATTGGGTATGGTTGTTCCAAATTGAGAATGAAATTAGAAAAAAAGTTCCACTTATTTACTTGAACATTTGGGATGATTACCCAGCACCATTATATAATGATGCTTTCTATGAGTCATGTGATTTGTTGATGGGTATTTCAAAACAAACTGTAAATATTAATAAGTTAGTGCTGGGGGATAAGGCTAAGGGTAAACTAATTAAGTATGTTCCTCATGGTTTAAATCATGAAATTTTTAGACCTTTAGATAAGGAAGATGAACAGTTAGTTGAGTTCAAGAAGAACTTATATAAGGATAAGGAAATAGAGTTCGCAGTTTTGTTTAATTCTAGAAATATTAGACGTAAACAAGTACCCGATACTATTTGGGCCTATAAGATGTTTGTTGATAAGTTGTCCTTAGAACAAGCTAAAAAGTGCGCTTTGGTTTTACATACTCAACGTGTTGATGAGAATGGAACTGATTTGCCCGCTGTTATTGATATGTTATGTGGTGATGATGAAAGGTATAACATCATATTCTCTGACCAAAGACTTGATCCTTATGGTATGAATTTGTTGTATAATAGTACTGATTGTCAAATACTATTGACTTCAAATGAAGGGTGGGGTTTGAGTTTAACTGAGGCTTTATTGGTTGGAAACCCAATTATAGCTAACGTTACTGGTGGAATGCAAGACCAGATGAGATTTGAGGATGAGAAAGGATTATGGATTGATTTTGATGATCAGTTCCCTTCAAACCATAGAGGTAGATATAAAAAGTGCGGCCCATGGGCATTCCCAGTATTCCCAACTAGTATTTCAATAGTAGGTTCAGTCCCAACACCTTATATCTTTGATGATAGATGTGAGCCAAGTGATGCAGCTGAAAAGATTTTTGAAATCTATAGTTTAAGCCCTGATGAAAGAAAGGCTAGAGGATTATTAGGTAGAGAATGGGCTATAGGAGATGAAGCCGGATTCACTTCAGTTCAACAAGCAGAACGTGTTATTGAAAATATAGAAGAATTGTTTGCTAATTGGACACCTAGAAAAAATTATCACATAATTAAATGTGATCCTATTAAGAAAAAAGTTGCACCTCATAATTTAGTATATTAATGAAACCAATGTTTATAGTTAGCTGTCCGATTGACACGTACAGCGGTTATGGAGCTAGAGCTCGTGATTTTGTAAAAGCACTTATCAAATTAGATAAATATGATGTTAAAGTATTACCCCAAAGGTGGGGTAATACACCTTGGGGATTTATTGAAGATCATCCTGAATGGCAATTTTTAAAACCCCATTTGTTACCCATGGGCAATCAATTACCAAAACAACCTGAAATTTGGTGTCAAATCACAGTACCTAATGAGTTTCAACCAGTTGGGAAATATAATATTGGATTGACGGCAGGTATTGAAACAACAGGTTGCCATCCATCTTGGATGGAGGGGTGTAATAGAATGGACTTAGTTTTAACTTCTTCTACTCATAGTGCTGAAGTGTTTAAACAAATTAAGTTTGAACAACGTGATAGAAACACTAACCAAGTAGTAGCTCAATATGGATTACAAAAACCTATTGAAGTATTAATAGAAGGAGTTGATACTGAAAAATATTGTTCTAAAAAATCAAATTTTGATCTATCTCAAATTAAAGAAGAATTTGCTTATTTATTTGTAGGACATTGGATGCAGGGTAATTTAGGTCATGATAGAAAAAATGTTGGCCTTTTAATTAAATTGTTTTTTGAAGCCTTCAAAAACAAGAAAAATACACCAGCTCTTATCCTTAAAACTACTTGTGTGGGAGCTTCTTATATGGATCGAGATGAGATTCTTAAACGAATTGACATGATTCGTAAATCAGTTGATGCTAAGTCTACCCCTAATATTTATTTAATTCATGGTGAATTGACTGATGAAGAAATGAATGAATTATATAATCATTCTAAAGTTAAAGCTATGATTAGTTTAACTAAAGGTGAGGGATATGGTAGGCCACTTCTTGAATTCAGCTTAACTAAAAAACCAATCATAGCTCCAAACTGGTCAGGACATAAGGACTTCCTCTCAGAAGATTTTACCACATTACTCCCTGGTGAACTTCATAACTTAGATGATAGCTCAGTGGTACAAGATATGCTAATGAAAGAATTTCAATGGTTTGGGGTTGATAATGGAGCTGCCTTTGTATCATTAAGAGATGTCTTTGTTAATTATAAAGACTACAAAGAAAAAGCCAACAGACAAGCCTTCAGAAGTAAAACTAACTTTAGTTTTGAAAAAATGGTTGAACAATTAGACGGTTATTTAACTAAATATATCCCTGAGTTTCCAAAACAAGTTCAACTTAAATTACCACAATTAAAGAAAATAGAGTTACCTAAACTTAAAAAAGTAGAAAATGTCGAGGGATAATTTAGTAATTTGTAATCGATGTGGCAGTGATGCTTGCTATGAGCATGTGATGGGATTAGAATACACTGTTCATATGTGCTATGGATGTGGCTTCACTACTAATACTTTAATGAAATCTGAGAGTGAATTTTTGGAGGAACAACTTGAAGTATTACCTGAATTATATAAAGATTTAATATATGTTGATGGGGAGGGCAAAAATTGGATGCCCTCCACCATCAATATACCTGATAAAGGAATGGTATTTATTAATGGTAAATCCGCTGAAGATTGGAAATGGATGGCTGTTAAAGCTATTGAAATACCTGAAGAAGAAAAGTCTAAGTTTCCTGAGGGTAATGCTCATAAGATGGATATGGGTAATGCTAAAGAATTTGAGGAAAAAGATTTTATGGATGCCTTAAGTTACATTGGTCTTTTACCTTAAATTTATTATATTTAGGTAACAATGAAAATTAGTTATGCTATCACTGTATGTGATGAATTAAAAGAAATAAAACATCTTCTTGATTTTTTAATTCAAAATAAAAGAGAAAAAGATGAAATTGTAGTATTGTTTGATGATTCTAATTCTACAAGAGAAATGGAAGCTCTTTTACATTCATATCGTAAAGAAAAACACATTACTTTATATGTTGATTACTTTGGAGGTCATTTTGCTGATTGGAAAAATAAATTAACTCAAAAATGTTCTGGGGATTATATTTTTCAAATTGATGCTGATGAGATGCCTCATGATTATTTGATGGAATCTCTACATGAGATATTAGAAACTAACCCTGAAGTTGAAGTATACCAAGTACCTAGAGTTAATACTGTTGAAGGTTTAACTCAAGAACATATTCAAAAATGGGGATGGTATGTTAATGAAAATGGATGGATTAATTTTCCTGACTATCAATGGCGTATATATAAAAATATTCCTGAAATAAAGTGGAAAAATAAAGTTCATGAAGTTTTAGAAGGATATAAAACAGTAGCTTTAATACCTGCTTTTGAGAATTTATCTTTATACCATCCTAAAACAATAGAAAGACAAGAAAAACAAAATAATTTTTATAACATGTTATGAAAAAACAAGATATTAAAAAAACAGCCTTAGTACTTGGGGGAGGAGGTTTCATAGGAGGACATTTAGCTAAACATCTAAAAGAAGAAGGATTTTGGGTAAGAATTGTGGATATTAAAGAAAAACATGAATATTGGAATCATAATAATATATGTCATGAGTATATTCAAGGTGATTTAAGAGACCCAATGTTAGTTAGTAAAGTAATGTTTGCCCCTAACCAAGAATCAGAAAATGATAAAATTAATTCATTTGATGAAGTTTACCAATTAGCCGCTGATATGGGTGGAGCTGGTTATATCTTTACTGGAGATAATGATGCTAATGTAATGCACAACTCAGCCTTAATTAATTTAAATGTTGTGTATGAAGCAGCCAAAAAATCTGTTAAACTAATTTTTTACAGTTCATCAGCTTGTATGTACCCAGAACATAATCAGCTAGACCCTAATAACCCTAATTGTGAAGAATCTTCAGCTTACCCCGCTAACCCTGATTCAGAATATGGATGGGAAAAATTATTCAGTGAACGTCTATTTTTAGCGTTTAATCGTAACTATAATTTAAATGTTAGAGTAGCTCGTTTCCATAATATATTTGGTCCTATGGGTACTTGGAGTGGGGGTAAAGAAAAAGCACCAGCAGCTATGTGTCGTAAAGCAGCTGAGACTCCTGATGGTGGAGAAATTGAGGTATGGGGAGATGGATTGCAAACAAGATCATTTCTTTATATAGATGAGTGTATTGAAATGATTCTTCGTTTTATGAGACAAGACAATTTCTTAGGCCCTGTTAATATTGGTTCTGAAGAAATGATTC